GATAAATCTGCACCAACTAGATATATGCTACCTGGCTTAACTGTTGCCGTGCCCTGCACTGATGCGTCCATGTGTTTTACAGTGTTATCTGTAATATCTAAATACACCTTGTCTGGCCATATGCAGATTTTGTTATTATGTGCAACCATAGTTTTAGGCATGATATTATTTATTCGCTTTTGGTAATCCGTGCCACCTTTAGAGTATTTGATAAACGTCCTTATCTCTCCGTCTACCTCGTATCTATCTATGATGTATGGCACATTGTTTTTTACGATGATATCCCTTGGATGTTGCACCGGCATATCTATGATATTTCTTGGCGCTCTTTGAGATAACACCGGATACTTATCAGATGATAAGTTGTACATGTCTCTCATTTCGCCATCATCTATTACAGCGTTTGCGTTATATCCCTTGAACTGTAATACCGACTGTTTGCCGTTTATCTTCGGCTGTATTTCCTTGAGTAGCATATTGCCTCCTAGAAAAAGTTTTTAATTCTTAAGTTCTTGTATCTATTGCTTTTTGTGATGTAATAGTTACGCGCGTCTACTGCTCGGCTATTGTATAAGCTCAGCCAAGCGTTAAATGAATCCCACTCTTCCATTGCTTGGCAAGTCATAGCTGCCACATAGTACACATAAATTAGATCAAATGGCTTTTCTAGTAGCAGCTCTTCTGTTTGCGTGTCGCTAGTTACCTGCCTCTTCATATCTTTTTCTTCGAGATTTAACAGTTCTCTCTGAACTATATTTTCAATCTCGTTAACATATGCTATCTTTTCTTCGTCAGTGCACGTGTTCGGACAACGATCGTTAACCGTCTTAATTACTTCTGCTGTATTCATATTTAACCCTCATTTACCTTGTTTTTTAGCGATACCCAGTCCACAGCTTTAATATCTCCGTTAGGAATTGCACTCAGGGCCAACGTCCTTCTTAATTCATTATGCTTTTCTAAAGTGATAGATTCGCCCTCTTCAATAAACATTAAGCTGCTACCAACTTTTTTATTGATAAAGCGTATAAGTCTGTTTACCTCAGCGCTTGTTAAGGCGATTTCGTTTTGCGCATTAACAACGCTGTCATACTCGAAGCGATGATATGTATATACTGGTACTTCTAGAGAATAAGATATCTTTGTTGAATCTGTGGCATATCCTTTTATCCTGATTAGATATTCAGTATTGCCGCTAGGTAAAGTTATTGTGAGCTTTTGCTTATACTTGGTTGTTATAAGCTTCGTCCACTCTCTTTCACCAATCTTGTATTCAATGTCATAGCTCATTTCGTCTCTGTCATCGTTAACAAACCAGCTGATAACAGCATCTTTAGTTCTGATAACAGACTCAATGCTTTTGATAACAGGAATTGCAACAAACCCCATTTCTCTTGTCTTAACAGTTTCAGCCCAGGACTTTATAATCTGGGAATCTCTATAGATTTCAACTATGACTTCATAATCTGTGAAAGCTTTGAGGTTCTTTAGGTTTACAAATGTGCTTTCATTTCCTGTTGTCACGCTCTCTTCTCTGTATTCTGATTCTTGCGCAGCTTTATACTTCGCTTTTATAGTGCGCTCCCATCCGGTATTCACCATGTGAGATACGTTTACCTGGATGCTGCTATATGTATCTGATTCAGCTTTTATAACTGCGCTACTAGGTCTAAGAGAATCCGATACAACGGTTTCTTTTAAAACGGTATCCTTGTGTTTAATGAGCGTTCTAACATCATATCTACAGCCCGTTGTGAGTTTTTCAAACTTCCTCGCCTTTGTGCTTACACCTGCAGGTAATTCATCTTCTCCCATATACTGAAAATTTCCTGCACCTGCCGGCCTTATATACCACTCTAGCGTTCTAGCGTATGAAATGTTTGAATTAACCTCTTCAACCGCTATCAGTTCGCTTTCTGTAGTAGTTGTGGTCAGCTCTCCTTTTGCACTAGGTAACGTAATTACTGAATCAAACGAAGTTATTTTGTAACCATCCACGAATTCCTCTACTGATATTTCATAGCTAGTGTTAGCTATAAGATCATTAAATGCCATGCTGCAATCTCTACTGCTGTTAGATACAGTTTTATTTCCAATATGGTTCCACGCCTCACCTTTTGCCCTATGCCAGAAGCGGAGCTCTTTTTCATATCCTGTAGGTAGTCCGCTTATATCAACTATCATTCCGGATTCAGTTATATCTTTTAGCGTTAATAGTCCAGCTGTGCTTAATGGCGGTGCCGGTAAAGCTCCGCCGCTTTCCCACACTCTCTGTCCGTATCTAGGTTTATTCGATGTTAATACAATCTTGATATGGGCATTGCCAGAAACACGTTTAACAGCATAATACGGTGTCGAATTACTAATACCTGACCATCTGATAGGTTTATTCTGTTTTAACCTCGTAGTGCCCATATATTGTCCGTCTATGTACACTGCCATGTCTAGGTACCACCCATACCACGACTGGCTATAGTCTAGGTTGTGGATATATGTGTTTATACGGTAATACATATATGCGCCATCACGATAATAATCTGTTGTGGCAGTAAGTCTGATTCTGGGTCCACTATGTATCACCCATTGATTAAATAGAGTTGTTGCCATATCATCACCTACTTATATACTGCAAAGCATTTAGCCTCACTCCATGTACTGCCAGCGTAGTATTTAACCTTACCGCTTACGTTATCTAGCCATAGCAGGCTCTTATCTTCTGGCTCAGTTCCTGATATAGCGACTTCCGGCTTATTTAATACTTTAACTTCCGAACCGCCTATGTATAGCAGTCCTTTTGTTTTGTCGAACCCTAGCTGTCCTTCTTCAATTCCTTCTTTGCCATCCTTGATTGGATAGATACCTTTTAATCTGGTTTCAAGGCTAGATGCTGTTATAAGCGATGTAACATCAAAGTTACTACCGGTTATCTCGTTGGCTATTTGTACAAATGCACTGTATAAATCATCTAGACAACCCTGCTTTTCTTGGATATTCTCTAGAATTTTGTTTGCCTGCGCAATAATGCCTGCGGTTTCGCTCGCTCTTAACTTCTCTGCTCGCTCCCTAGCCTCTTCTGCCGCCTTGTATGTTGATACCTCTTTTACAAGTGCGAGAAGTACCGGGTAATATTCTTCTTTCTCGATCTCGGTATTGTCTATGTTTCCATCTGATACGTTATATGTAAATCTTGATGTAGTCATCTTCTTGCCATTTGTATATATGGAAATATCCACGAAGTACAAACCTACAAGTTTTGTGACTTCTGGAACCGGCTTATATGTTAGAAATCCTTGCGCTGCATCTTCAACTGTTAAGTGGTCTCCTATGCAATCAACAAAAGCTTTTCCATCCGGACGGATAATTTCGATTGTTACAGCGGTATACTCCGAAAAGTCGAACGAGCTACTACCATTAAGTAGCTTGATGTCTATCGCTGCATCATCATCGAACTGTACTAGTCCATTAACAATGATGGACTTTACTTTGTTTATATCTACCGTTACGCTGATTCTTTTCATATTGTCTCCTTAATAAATTAAGCGAGAGCCTCAGCCCTCGCTTTACACAGCGTTATAGCTGCCTTATAGCCTATTCTCAAGTTCCTTGTACTGCTGCTGTGCCTCTTCTTCATAGTCAGCGGCAAGTCCTGCCTGCTTCATTGAGTCCTCAATAACAAGCTGCACCTTTCTCGGTACCATAACCTTGACGCCTCTCTTAATCTGATAGTTCTTGCCGTTAAGTGTAACTACTAGATCATCAGAGTATTTATCCGAATCCTTGAATAGCATTATCTCAACAAGTTCTTCTAGGTAATCATCGCTTACCGGAGCAGTATTTTCGGTAACCTCTTCATCTGCAGTATTTTCTACTGCCTCAGTAACCTCTTCATCTGTCATAGTTTCAACAGCTTCTAGCTCTTCATTTCTCTTTGCCATAATTCTTTCTCCTTATATCAATATTGCTAGCCTGCAGAATTACAGGCTAGCTTTATGAATTAGTTTGGATCAGATTCCAGTGTTACGCAGTGCTCACATCTTACGATGTAAGGGCTGACTAGAAGCTCCGCGGTCTTTGCAGCCTTCCAGCCTGCAGTTGCTCTCTGATTGAGTGGGTCTGCTGTTCCTGCTGAACCCTTCTGCTTAACAATCATCTCGAGTCCGCCACCTTCAATCTCGGTAGTTCCGTATGCGTTAGCTCCTAGGAATAGTGTTCCATAGATTCTAGCTCCGGATGTGCTCTTCTCGTTGAAGATTTTAGCCTCTGTAGACTCGATAAATCTTACTCCTGCAATCTTTCCAACCTCTCCCTCGAAGATCTGAGTTGAACCTGCATACTTTGATGCATCGATCCATGCCTCATCAGACTGTAGGTCGTACGAGGTATCAGGATTGATGATAGCAACGTAGTACTTGTCAATCTTTGGAGCGTTAGCATTCTTAAGAATTCTAGCAGCTCTCTTGACTGTATCTACTGTTAGTTTGTCATCCTTGGTTAGTGCCGCTCTTGCCGACTTGCCGCCTGCGTAAAGTACGTTGGTGCCTGAGTGCATAACCTCTCTTGTAACTGTATCAAGTGTTCTTCCTGCCTGGTCAGATAACAGCTGCTGTGACTCTAGCAGGTTGTTATCTAGCGCTGTGAGAAGCAGCATATCTGATAGAGTTACGTAATCGCCGTACTGCTTGATTGTTGCAGATACCTCTGTCATCTGGAGCTTTCTTCCGTCCGGTGTTACACCCTCTGTAAGTGGTGTTAGTGCCTTTGGAAACGGCTTGTACTGTCTGAATTTAATAACCTTACCGCCATTCTTTGGAATTGGTCTCTTCTGTGCAAACTGGTCGTGAATTAGCTGCGGACCTGTGAGCCTGATAAGATTTTTATCGTAGTACTCCTTCATATCCGGCGACAGATTGCTATCTGTAGTGATATTTGTGTTTGGATTTCCGAAAAGGAAATAGTCTCTAACGTTCATTGTTCCTCCTTCCTCAGTTAGAAGGTAACGGTTTCACCTCTAGCTACTCGCTTATTGATTCTATCCATATCTTCGTTACTGAGATTACTAATGTTCTTCTTGACCTTTAGTGGAGCTTTGGACTGCATACCGTTTTCACGCGGTCTTAATCCTCTTGCTCTCACTGTGTCGATAGTGTTCTTCCTAGTTTCCTTGGTAGCCATCTGAATAGCGCCAGAGATTAGCTCCTGTATATGTGCTGCTTCAAATGCTTTCCTTACACTCATTCCAGATTCAAGGTAGCTCATGAATTCAGGATTCTCACTAGCCTCTTTCTTAAGATTGAAGTGTGGATAAACATTTCTTAGTTCAGCAGATTCTGATTCCCACTGCTCGTACAGTGCGTCTGCTTGCTCTTTGGCGGCTCTTTTTCTCTGCTCTGCTTCAAGCCTTCTGTTTTCCGCCTCAAGCTTCTTCTGGTACTTGTACTGTTCAACCGATAGCCCTTCTCTTTCTGCTCTTTCTTCTAGCAGTTCGCCATCTTTCGCGATTGCCTCTTTGAGTCCGCTAAGATTACCAGGCTCGATATCGTACTTGTCATACAGTACAAATAGTGCATCTTCATATTCACCAAGTCGACTTCTATCTGCTTCTGCGTTCTTAAATCTCTTTGAAAGCGTGTCCTTAACGCGCGCATCGTATAAGTCTTTATACTTTCCTTTGATTAGTTCTTCGAACTCTGCAGAT